TTAAATTTGTAGAAGATGCAGCTAGATTATTGTATGAGCAACTTAATGCAGATAAAAGAATTAAAGATTTTAGAATAATTTGTTCACACCAAGAATCACTTCACTCACATGATGCTATATCAGTTATTTTAGCCCCTGATAGTAAATTTAGTAGTGATATTTCTCATGAAACCTGGTCAAGTTTAATTCATATTTCGTAAATAATAAAAATAAATAGTTATGAATAGAGAAAAAGATTTTGAAGCGTATAATTCAAAAGAAAATGGAAATGTTCCATTTGTAAATGAAGTAGAAGAGTTTAATGCCACTATGGGTAAACCAAATAATTATGAACCTACAATACCTGAAAAAAAGGAGTGGCAATTTGTTTATGATTTCATCCTTGAAGAGCTTGAAGAATATAAAGTTGCCTGTGAAAACGGAGATATTGTTGAGGTTCTTGATGCTTTATGTGACATTGCCTATGTTTCGTTGGGTAACGGAACTATGTTACATGGTCTTAAGGATAAGATATGGCCAGCGTATCAAGAAGTACAAGGGTCGAATATGTCTAAGGCTTGTTCAAGCGAAGAGGAAGCACAAGCAACCGTGGAGCTTAGATCAAAGGAACAAAAGGAACCGTGTCACTATGAAAAAGTTGGTAAATATTATATTGTCTATAGAACACGTGATAGAAAAGTAATGAAAAATGTTAACTATTATAGACCAGATCTTAAACAATTTTTCACAAAAGAAGAAATAAAGAATGTATAAAAAGGCATTTGCAAGACGTCTTAAAGATAATAAGTTTTTAATACATTTATGGGAAGATCAGGGTTATTCTAAAGTAGAATGGGATAATCAAGCTTATATTGAATGTCATGAAGCAGATGCTCAATATATGGGGCTAAATGGTGAACCTCTTAAAAGGATAAAAAATTATAGGAATGATACTCCTAAACTTCATTTTCATGATATGCCCCCTTACCAGAAATTTTTGGTAGAAAAATATGGAATAAATGATGAGCCTTCTACTACTCATAGAGAAGTATTTTTTGATATTGAAACCGAAATGGGAGATGCTCTTACTGAAGAGTATATAAAATCAGCACCTAAAAAAGTAACATCAATTGCTTGGTATGATAAACAAGTTGATGAATGGGCTATTGTAATTCTTGATTCTAAAGGCCAATTAAAGCGTACTAAAGCTAAAAATAAAGAAATTATACCTTGTGCTACTGAAGAAGAATTATTAGCTAAATTTCTAGAACGATTTAGGGAAATTGATCCTGATATTATAGTAGGATGGAATAGTGATTATTTTGATGTTCCTTATTTATATTATAGAATGTGTAATGTTTTAGGGGAAGAATTTGCAAGACATTTATCTCCAATAGGTTATGTAAGAGAAACACCTTGGTTTAAAGATCAATATATTCAAATAGCAGGAGTCGAATCTCTAGACTATATGAGACTACACAAAAAATTCAGTTGGGCAGATGAACCTTCTATGAGGTTAGATGCTATTGGGGAAAAATATGTAGGGATGAATAAAATAGAATATGAAGGTAATCTTGATCAATTGTTTGAAACTGATATTCATAAATTTATTAAATATAACTTTGTTGATGTTGAGATATTAAAAAAATTAGATGAAAAATTAGATTATTTAGCATTAACTAAGAATTTGGCTCATAAAGGTAAACATAACTATAGTGAAGTTTATGCTAATACTAAAACACAAGATGGAGCTATTTCAGCTTATTTATTGAGTAAAGGCATTATACCCCCTGCAAAAGAACGTAATCCAATTTCTAAAAAGAATTATGCTGGTGGTTATTTATTCTGTCCTAAAGCAGGAATTTATAATTATGTTTTTGATGAAGATTTAACATCACTATACCCTTCAATTATTATGACTATTAATATTGGTAAAGAAACAATGGTTGGAAGGATTATAGATGCTGACGATAGAAATAACCGTTTAGGTTTAAATGATTTAAAATGTAGAGATTATGCTGAAGAATTAATTGTTGAAAATTTAAAAAGAAATAGAACAAAAGTTAATATAGGTAGAATTGTTGCAATGGTAGAACAAAACGACTTATCTATATCAGCAAATGGAGTTATGTTTTCAACAGATCGTGAATCAGTATTATCTACTATTTTAAAAAAATGGTTTGATGAAAGAGTTAAGTATAAAAATGAAATGAAAAAAGCATATAAATCTGGAGATAAAGAATCAGGTGCTGCTTTTCATATGAAACAATATACTATGAAAATTTTGCTTAATTCATTATATGGCGCTACAGCTCTTGGATCATTCCGTTATGGGAATGTTATATTATCTGAAGCTATAACGCTTAGTGGACAACGTATTATACAAGAATCTGCATTAGCAGCTAATAGGCATATGAATAAAGTTATTAAAGAAGGAATAGAATTATGAAACATTTAGAAGATACTCCTTGGTGGATTTGTGATTCTGAAGACACAAATTATGTGGCATACTCAGATACAGATTCAATTTATATTCATGCAGAACCTTTACTTAGACACTTATATTCTAATTTTGATGAAATGTCAAGTGAAGATAAAGATAATAAATTAGAAGAAGTTGCTCTTAAGTATCAAGATATTATTACTGATTCTTATGATTCATTAGCTACAGATTGTTTTAATGCTAAAGGAAAACATAGATTAGAAATGAAAACCGAATGTGTTATTCGTTCAGCTTATTTTAGAGCTACAAGACGTTATGCTCAATGGATTACTAAACAAGAAGGTATTGTAAAAGAATCACTTGATGTTAAAGGTCTTGAATTTAAAAAAGCAAACTTTCCACCTGTTTTAGGGAAATTTTTTCATAAAACTCTAGTTGATGTTTTGAAAGGAGCAGAACAAAATGAAATAGATAATAGATTAAAGGAATTTAAAACTCAAATTTTAGATGGAACAATTCCACTTACTGAGTTAGGTAATCCTACATCAGTTAAAAAGTTAAATAAATACACAGAACGTAAAGCTAGGGCAGGAGAAATGTTTTCAATTATAGGAAAAGGAGCCCCAGCAGCAGTTAAAGCTACTATTATTTATAATGATCTACTTAAATTTTGGGGGTTAAATAAAAGCCATAATTATATTACTCAAGGTAGTAAAGTTAAATGGATATATCTTAAACCAAACCCATATCAAATTGATGCTATTGCTTTCTTAGAGTGGGATTTACCAGAAAAGATTCATACATTCATTGAGCAATATGCAGATAGAAAGAAAATTTTTGAATCAATACTATTAAATAAATTAGAAGGATTTTATAATGATCTAGGTTGGACATTAAATTTAAATCCTTATCAACAAATGTTTTTCAATATATGATAAATAAACAAAAACTACAATCAGTAATTAACAAATATTATTTAAATGTTAATGAAGCAGTAAAATGGGTTATAGAAGATAACACATTACAAATTGATTTTATGTCACCGACTAAAGACATTATAGGTAAACTTACTTGTAGTGATTTTGTATTAGAAGATAGCACATTAGCAATTTATGATACTAAAAAATTAAATAGTTTAGTTAGTATTTGTAATGGAGATTTACTTCTAGAACTAGAAAAAACAAATAAGATATTTACAAAACTAAAAATATCAGATTTAAATTTTAACTTAACATATGCTTTATCTGATGCATTACTTATAGGTAAAGTTGGTACAGTTAATATGCCTGAATTTGTAGTAAAGTTAAATTTAACAAATGAAGATATTGAAAATTTAATTAAAGCTAAAAGTGCATTATCTCAAGTAGATAATATGCTTGTAACAACAACTACTAATTTGGATGGAGAAAATGTTTGCGAATTTATTTTTGGAGATGAATCGGGACATAATAATAAAATCACATACCAAATAATGGGAGATATAACAGAACAAAATTTAAAAATCCCTTTTAATTCAGATACATTTAAAACAATACTTCATGCTAATAAAGATATGGAAGAAGGAACTTTAAATATTAGTACAATGGGATTAATTGAAATGAAATTTAAAACAGATTCAATTTCTTCAGAATATTTTATGGTAAGGAAAGCAGAAACTGATTTTTAATATATGTATTAGAGAATAAATTGACCTAAGGGCGTAAGTTATTTATTTTATTATTAACCGCTGATCTAAAGACAGCACAAAAACTAAGTGATATGAATACACACATTTTAGAAAGATCAATAAACCCATTTGATCTATTATTTCGTAATTTATTTGAAGCAGAAGCTTCATTTATTCCGGCTGAACAAGCCAAACAACAATACCCGATTAACATTTATGAAGATGATTTAGGACTAACCTTTGAGTTAGCTTGCACTGGCATCCCTAAGGAAGCTATTGAAGTTAAGTTAGAAGGTGATACTATTAACTTTAGCTATGATAAAGCTAAAACACCAGATCCTGACAGGAAATACATCCATAGAGGGATTGCAAAACGTTCTTTTAATTTAGCTTATAAATTAGGAACTAAATTTAACCCAACTAAAGCAGCAGCTAATTTTACTGATGGTTTGTTAGTAGTAACAGTTCCATTTGCTAAAGAAGCAGCACCAAAAGTTATAAAAATTAATTAATTATTATAATCTAAGTTCGCCCTTTAGGTTGGTTTATCTAATTAATTTTCGTATATTAATGTAAATAAAAAAAAAGTTATATGGCAAAAATCACAGATCCCCTATTAGAACCCTATTTTATAGGAAAAGATACACATTGTTATACTGTGTATGAAGTTGTTACTCCCCAAGCAAAATATTTAGAAAAAGGTAGTGAAGGTAAAGATTATGAAAAACCACAAGGACATTATAGTTCTTTTGGAGCAGCTTTACAAAAAGTAGCTAAAGAAAAACTAAATAATGAGAAAGAACATTATACCAGTATTAGAGAATATGTTGAAAGATGGGACGAATTATTAATCGAATTAAAAAAATTACAAAATTATAAAGGACTATGAATTTAGAAGCAACATTTAATGCAGTTATAGTAAAACCTCTAGAACAAGTAGAGGAAACATATGGATCAATTGTGGTACCAGATATTGGTAAAGACAAAAATGAACATGGTGAAGTTATATCAGTTGGACCTGGTCAACACACAATTTCAGGGACATTTATTGAAACTACTCTTAATGTAGGTGATATAGTTGTTCTTCCTACCCAAGGTTTCACTAAGTTAGAACATAATGGTGAAGAATTTTACGTTGGACCTGAAAATCAAATTTTAGCAAAAGTAAAAAAAGAAGTTAAAGTTGAAGAAATTCTAACTGAAACAGAACCATTAGATGAAAATCATCTAATTAGTGAAGAAGAAATGGATAAATTAGAAAAAGAATTAAAGAATTAAACAATGAGTAAAGTTATAGAATTTGGCCCTGAAGGGAGAGAAAAATTAGTAAAAGGAGTTGATGTATTGGCAGATGCTGTTGTATCAACATTAGGACCTAATGGTAGAAATGTTGTAATTGAAAAAGAACATGGACAAGCTCAATCTACCAAAGATGGTGTAACAGTAGCAAAACACATTGCAGTAAAAGACCCAGTTGAAAATTTAGGTGTGAATCTAGTTAGAGAAGCATCTGTTAAAACAGCTGATAAAGCAGGTGATGGTACAACTACATCTACTTTGCTAGCTAGAGAAATGATTAAAGACGGACTTCAACATTTAGCTAATGGAGCTAATGCAGTTGAAATTAAAAGGTCAATTGATAATGCTGTTAAAACTGTTACCTCCAGTCTTAGAAAGAATATTGCAGAAGATATTTCATCTGAGGATCAATTAGAACAAGTTGCAACTATATCAGCAAATAATGATCCTGAAGTAGGAAAATTGATTGCTACTGCAATGCAAAAAGTAGGACATGATGGAATTGTCCATATTGAAGAAAGCAAATCAGGAGATACTTATTTAGAAACAGTTGAGGGTATTCAGTTTGAAAGAGGATATAAGTCTCACTTCTTTGTTACTAATAATAATACAATGACTAGTACATTAGAAGATGTTCAAATTCTTATTGTTGATCAAAAATTAACAGCAGTAAAAGATTTACTTCCTTTACTAGAAAATTGTGCTTCAAATAATAAGTCTTTACTTATCATTGCTGAGGATATTGACAATGAAGCATTAGCTACTCTTATTGTAAATAAAGGTAGAGGTACTATTAAAGCATGTGCTGTTAAAGCACCTGATTTTGGTGATAGAAGAAAACTTATTTTGGAAGATATTGCTATTATGACTGGTGGAACAGTATTTTCAAAAGAAAAAGGCCATAAATGGGATAAATTCCAATTTGATTGGTTTGGTGAAGCTCGAACAGCAACTATTACAAAAGAAAAGACCACAATTATTGATGGTAAAGGTAATGAAGATGCTATTAATCAAAGAATTGAAGAACTTCAATCACAAATTGAATCAGCAGATAGTGATTTTGAAAAAGAACAACTACAAACCAGATTAGCAAGAATTGCAGGTGGGGTTTCTATCATTCATGTAGGTGGGTTTACTGAAATCGAAATGAATGAAAAGAAAGACAGAGTAGATGATGCTCTCCATGCTACAAAAGCAGCAATTGAAGAAGGCATTGTTCCTGGAGGAGGAGCTGCACTTTTATATGCTAGAGAATCTATTGATAAATGTGACATTGGTTCTGAAATTGTTTATAAAGCATGTGGTAAACCATTTGAACAAATTCTTAAGAATGCTGGATACGATTCAGTTGGAGCTCAAATGTTAGGTAAATATCAATTAGTTGACTCAGGTAATGATACATGGGCAGGATATAATCTTAAATCATCAGAAGTAGTTAATATGAAAGATGCTGGTATTATAGATCCTACTAAAGTAACAAGAGTAGCACTTGAAAATGCAGCAGCTGTAGCGGGAACAGTATTACTTACAGAATGTATAGTAGTAAATGAACCTAAAGAAGAAAGTTCTCAACCACAAATGGATCCATCACAAATGATGCAAATGGGAATGTAATATGGAAACAGTAATAAATGAACATAATGAATTGATCGCAACAAGAGTACCACCTGGAGACAGGTGGGAACTTATTGGAGATCCAAAAAAACAAGTATGGCCTACTTTAACAGAAGCATTAGAAGCATATTTAAATAAAACTGGATTTCAAGGAGAGTATAGATTAGATCCTATGGGAAGCAAGTTATACGCTATTCATGCAACTGAAGAAGAAGTAAAACCAAAAGAAGAAAAAATGTATTCTTTATATGGTGAATTTAGACAAGGTGTCTAAGTTTGGTAAATTAATAAATGTTTTGTATATTTAGGTTATGAAAGATCACGGACTATTAGTAGAAAAATATCGTCCTACAAATTTAAATAATTATGTAGGTAATGAAAATATTAAAAAATCAATATCAAGTTATATTGGTCAAAATGATATCCAAAATTTAATATTTTATGGCCCAGCAGGAACTGGAAAAACTACATTAGCAAAATTAATTGTTAAGAATATTGATTGTGATTATCTTTACATTAATGCATCAGATGAAAGAGGAATTGAAACAATTAGAGACAAAGTATCAGGGTTTGCTAGTACAATGTCATTTAAACCTCTTAAAGTAGTTATTTTAGATGAGGCAGATTTTCTTACTATTCAAGCACAAGCATCTCTTCGTAATGTAATTGAAACATTTTCACGTACAACAAGATTTATTTTAACTTGTAATTTTATAGAACGCATTATTGACCCTTTACAGTCAAGATGTCAAACATTAAAAGTAGTTCCCCCTAATAAATTAGATATTCTTAAACATTTAGTAAAAATAGTTAAGAGAGAAAATATTTATACTGTTGAAGATGATTTAAGAATTATTGTGGATAACAATTATCCTGATGTACGTAAGATGCTTAATACTATACAAGTATCTACAACGGATAATAAATTAAATTTAGATACAACTGCATTAGTATCATCTAATTATATTAAAGAAGTTCTTAAAGAATTATCAAATGGAAAATCTTGGACAAAAATAAGACAAATTATAGCAAATGCTAATGTAAAGGATTTTGAAGAATTATATAGAACATTATATGATAAATCTTCAGAATATGCCCCAGGAAAAGAAGGAATGGTTGCCTTTCATATAAATGAATATTCATATCAATCTAATTTTAGAATTGATAAAGAAATTAATTGTATGGCCTTAATTAACCAACTAATTAAATTAAATTAATAACAAATAAATAATTAAAAAATGAGTAATCAACAAATGCCCCCTCAAGTAGACTTAAAGAGTACTACACCATTCGAAACCCCAGAAGGGAAAAAAATATTTCAACAAGGAGTATTGTTAAGAAAAGTATCTAAATTTGTAGCAGGTACAGATGAAGATGCGGTAATGCCTATTCCAGTATTTTATGATGCTGAAACACAAAAAATTGTAGGTTTAACTTTACCCCCAGATTTGAGAGAAGAATATAAAGAAGATATTATTTAATGACTGTATTTAACTGGTTGAATGAAATAACTGTTAAGAAGACTCCATCCACCCAATTTGAAAAAGAAGATTGGGATGGGTGGAATTCTTATATGGTTCATAGGTTTTTATCTATGAATAAAAGTTATATTGATGTTGTCAATTTGGCACAAAAATTTCCTCCAACTGATAAAGAAGGTCTTTACAATTTTTACAAAGAAGTACTTCCTAAAAAGAAAATATGGAACAAGTATATTAAAAATCAAAACAAAAAAGATACAAAAGAATTATCTCAAATAATAGCTAATTATTTTAAGATTGGATTTAATGAATCTTGTTTGTATATTCCAATATTAGGAAAACCTGAAATTAAAAATATCCTACAGAGTGTAGGTTTAGAAGATAAAGAAATCAAAAAATTAATTAAAACAATATGATAGTACAAGTATATAATATGCTAAAAGACTCAGCATTAGCTGATAAATCAAAAGCATTACTTTCTCTAGAATTGTTATCTAATAATGCAGTTGGTATTGGTGATCATTCTACTGGAGATTTCTATAAAAATGCAGAAGAAGCATTAGTAATGTTAGTGGATGCCGATGATAGATTAGCAACATTAGAAAAATATTTTAATAAACCCACTAAAGAAGTTATTAATGAGTGATATAGTAAAAAAATACTACGAAGATATGAGTGATAGAGAAATTATGGATGCTAAAAGTAGCGAAAATAAAAAACCAATTTTTATTAAAGATGGAACACCATCACAAAATAAAATACTAGAAAGTACAACTTCATCAACTGCTGTAAAGGTATTTGAAAAAGAATATCCTGAATTATCAGCAGAATTTAAAAAAATTCAATTAGAAATGTACGAAATGTTTGCTGCTAAACATATGGATTATGGGTTAAATAATATTTCTTTAGGTGGGGATTTAAATAATGAATCTGATAAAAAGTTTTCATTAACTGGGTTAGCAATTAGACTTACTGATAAAATTAGTAGACTTAGAAATTTACTTACTAATGGTAAAAATTATGTTAAAGGAGAAGCTATGGAAGATACATTTTTAGATGTTGCTAATTACGGAATTATTGGTCTTTTAGTAGGCCGTAATAAGTGGAAAAAATAAATTTTGGCTAAAAAGAAGATTCCTATTATAGTTAGAGATATTAGGGAAAATCCACCTACACCTCTTAATTTTGCAGTAGAAAAAAATATTTCCTACTCGCAATTATCTATGTTTACCCAGTGTCCTAAAAAATGGTCTCTCCAGTATAGAGATGGTCATAAAATTAGTGAACAAAGCATTCATATGACATTTGGAACAGCTCTACATGAAGTTTTACAACATTATTTAGATGTAATGTATGATAAAAGTGGTGCTGAGGCAGATAGAATTAATATAGAAGAATTATTTGAAGATACATTAAGAGAATGTTACGCTAAAGATTATAAAAAGAATAAAAATAAACATTTTAGCACCCCAGAAGAATTAAGGGAGTTTTATGATGATGGTATTGCTATTCTTCAAAATTTCAAAAAGAAGAAAGGTGGACATTTTAGTAAAAAAGGATGGTATTTAGTGGGTTGTGAGGTGCCAATAGTTATTGCGCCTAATTTGCGTCTTAACCGCGTTAAATACATGGGTTACTTAGATATTGTAATGTACCATGAACCTACAAATACATTTAAAATAATTGATATAAAAACATCAACTAAAGGATGGAATAAATATGCTAAAAAGGATGAATCTAAACAATTTCAATTAATTTTATATAAGTACTTTTTTAGTAAACAATATAATATTCCAATTGGAAATATTGATATTGAATTTTTTATTGTAAGAAGAAAAGTATATTTGGATGGGGAATTTCCTCAAAAAAGAATCCAAACTTTTACACCAGCTTCTGGCAAAGTAAAAATTAATAAAGCAACTAAAAACTTAAATGATTTTATAAATAAAGCTTTTAACTTGGATGGGTCATATAAGGATACTACATTTATGGCAAAACCAAGTAAATGGAATTGTACCTTTTGTCCATTTAAAGAAAATGAAGAACTATGCAGTGCAGTTGGTAAGAATTTTTAATCTACATATATGTATAGACAAATATAAAAAATAAAAATTATGGCAAGTTCAAAAGAAATGACACTAACTAGTGTAAAAGTAAAAAGTGATTTATTTGAAGATTTTAAAATTGAATGTGTAAAAAGAAAATTTAGTTTTCAAAAATTAGCAGATAGATCTTTATTCTTATATTTAACTGATGAAGATTTTAGAAAAAAAATAAATTCACAAGTTAATTTAGAAAAATAATAATTATTAAAAAAGTTTTTAAATGAAAGAAGGTTATATTAAACAAAAAGATAGAAAAAATATCTTATTGTTAACAGACGATATAAGGGTCCACTCAGGAGTAGCTCAAATTGGAAGAGAGATAGTAACTAATACTTCTCATAGATATAATTGGATTCAATTAGCAGGAGCAATTAAACACCCTGATAAAGGACAAATTCAAGATTTAAGTGAAGCTACTAATAGAATAGTAGGAATTAATGATTCATATGTAAAACTTTATCCTTGTGATGGTTATGGAGATCCTAATTTACTAAAAGAAGTAATCCGTAGAGAAAAAATAGATGCTTTGTTTTTAATTACAGATCCTAGATATTTTGAATGGTTATTTCAAATTGAAAATGAAATTAGGACTAATATCCCAATTGCGTATTTAAATATTTGGGATGACCTTCCAGCTCCAATGTATAATAAAGAATTTTACAATTCATGTGATGCTTTATTTGGAATATCTAAACAAACTAAAAACATTAATGAAATGGTTTTGGGTGAAGATGGAAAATCTAAAGTTATAAAATATATTCCTCACGGTTTAAATCATAAAATCTTCAAACCAATAGATAAAGATAATAAAGATTTAAAACAAATTGATCAGTATGTCTCACAAGGTATGGGTGAAGATAGATTTACTCTATTTTTTAATTCTAGAAATATTAGAAGAAAATGTATCCCTGATACTATTTTAGCTTGGAAATATTTTTTAGATGGTCTATCTAAAGATGAAAGAAAAAAATGTCAATTTGTATTACATACTAATCCTGTGGATGACCATGGTACAGATTTACCTGCAGTAATTAAATTTTTGTTTCCTGAAAAAGATCATAATATTAGAATATCATCAAATAAACTGACAACAGAACAAATGGCATTGTTGTATAATATTGCTGATGCTACAATTTTACTATCTTCAGCTGAAGGTTGGGGATTATCATTAACAGAATCTTTACTTACAGGAACTCCTATTATTGCTAATGTAACAGGTGGTATGCAAGACCAAATGAGATTTATTGATGATAAGGGAAAATGGTATACACCAAATCCAGATGTTCCTTCTAATCATAAAAAAACATATACAGAATGTGGCGAATGGGCTTTACCAGTTTTCCCATCAAATTTGTCACTAGTAGGATCTCCAAAAACACCATACATTTATGATGATAGATGTAAAGCTGAAGAAGCTGCATTACAAATAAGAGCTATGTATGATATGGGAGATAAAGAAAGAAAAAGAATAGGTAATAAAGGAATGAAGTGGGCTTTAAGCAAAGAAGCAGGGTTTACATCAGAAAAAATGGCTGGTAGAGTAATAAAAGGGATGGATGAATTATTTAAAACATTTACACCTAGATCTAAATTTACTTTTACAAGTGATAAAGATAAAAATAACAGAGTTTTAAATCATAAATTAGTATACTAATATGAAAAATACATTTATTGTAAGTTGTCCTATTGACACATATAGTGGTTATGGAGCTAGAGCTAGAGATTTCGTTAAAGCTGTCATTGAATCAGATAACTATGAAGTAAAAATCTTATCTCAAAGATGGGGTAGTACTTCATTTAATTTTATTAAAGATAATGAAAAAGAATGGGGATTTTTATCTAAACATATAATTCCACAATTAACGGAAAAACCTGATTATTGGTGTCAAATTACAGTACCTAATGAGTTTCAAGCCGTAGGTAAATATAATATTGGTTTAACAGCAGGAATTGAAACTACAGTTTGTGATGGTAGTTGGATTGAAGGATGTAATCGTATGGATCTAATTTTAACATCCTCAGAACATTCAAAAAGGGTGTTTGAAACTTGCCAATTTAAAAAAGAAAATGAAAATGGACAGATTGTAAAATTAGAAAAGCCTATTAAAGTATTAATTGAAGGAGCTAATTTGGATGTTTATAAACCTATAAAAACATTTAAAAATAAAGACTTATATAATAATATAAATAATATCCCAGAGGATTATGCTTATTTATTTGTTGGACATTGGATGCATGGTGAATTAGGACATGACCGAAAAAATGTTGGATTATTAGTAAAAACTTTCTATGAAAAATTTAAAGATCAAAGTAAAAAACCAGCACTAATTCTTAAAACAGCTGTTGTAGGAGGGAGTCATATGGATAGAGCAGAACTTATGAGAAGAATTGAAATGATTCAAGATTCAATACCATCTGAAGATTTACCTACAGTTTATTTAGTACATGGTGAATTATCTAATACTGATATGAATGAATTATACAATCATCCTAAAGTGAAAACAATGGTTTGTTTGACTAGAGGTGAAGGATTTGGTAGACCATTATTAGAATTTAGTTTACTAAATAAACCAATTATAACATCAGCTTGGTCAGGACATACAGATTTTCTTAATGAAGGAGATGTGGCATATATTGGAGGAAAATTAGAGCCGTTACATAAATCTTCTTTAGTTCCTAATATGTTACTTAAAGAATCAGAATGGTTTGCACCTAATTTACATGATGTTAATTATTTATTAGGAGATACTTTCAAAAATTATAATGATTGGGTTACAAAAGCTAAGCGTCAAACTAAAATATCAAAAAATAAATTTAGTTTTAAAGCAATGTGTGATCAAATTGATGAAATATTTAATATTTCCCTTCCTATTTTACCTAAAAAAATGGAATTAAAACTCCCAGGAATGGATAAAATTAAAATGCCTAAAAAAACAAAATTAAAAAAAGTATAAAATGGTAGAAGATAAATTAGTAAAATGTAATAGATGTGGTGGTGATGCTTGTTATAAACATGAAGTAAATGGCATAGAATTATACTCTTGTTATGGTTGTGGTTTTCAAACATCATCTATAATGAAACAGGGAGAAAAGTTTTTTGAAGAACAAATAGAAATTCTTCCTGAATTGTATAAATCTTTATTAGGTGAAGATGATGAAGGTATGGTGTGGATGCCCCAAACTGTTAATTTACCCCAACAAGGAATGGTATTTGCAGCAGCAGCTAGAGATCATGGTGTAGTAAACGAAACTCCTTCACAAAATAATTATGAATGGGCAGCAGTAAAAGCAGTAAAAATTAAAGAAGAAGATAGAGAAAAATATCCTATTCCTAATAAAGAAGGAGAGTATTATGAATGGAGAATGGATATGACAACTGAAAAAAGATATCCACATAATGATTTTATGGAAGCCTTAGATTATATAGAGGTATTTAAAGGAGAAAATTAAAATAAATAAATAAATAAAAATGGGAATTTTAAGTAAAATAAAAAATATTGGAAAATTAAATAAAAAAAAGTATAAAAAAGCTCTTGTTACTGGGGGAAATGGATTTATTGGATCCCATATAGTAGATGCTTTAGTTAATAATGAAGAATTTGATGAAGTTAGAGTAATAGATAACCAATCATCAGATGCACATGAACAGTTTTATTTTAATGAATCAGGAAAGGTAAGATATTGGGTATTTGACATAGGAGACTATGACCTAATTAAAGATCTTTTTAAAGATATTGATGTTGTTTTTCATTTAGCAGCAGAATCAAGAATCCAACCTGCAATTCAAAATCCAACACTTGCTACTAGAACTAATGTAAATGGTACTTGTAATATATTACAAGCAGCAAGAGAAGCTGGATGTGATAGAGTTATATATTCATCAACTTCATCAGCTTATGGATTAGTTAATACCCCACCTTTAAAAGAAACAATGCCTAATGATTGTTTAAACCCTTACTCAGTTACTAAAGTAGCAGGAGAAGAATTATGTAAGATGTATACTAAATTATTTGGTTTAAAAACAATTACTTTTAGATACTTTAATGTATATGGGGATAGACAATGTACTAAAGGACAATATGCTCCAGTTATTGGGTTATTTTTGAAACAAAAAGCAGCAGGTAAAAAAATGACTGTTGTTGGAGATGGTTTACAAACTAGAGATTACACAAATGTAGCAGATGTTGTTAGTGCTAATTTAGCTGCAATGGAAGTAGATAAGGGTTTTGGTGAAATTTATAATGTTGGAACTGGAAAAGATTACAGTATATTAGATTTAGTAAAAATGATAGGTGGTGAACACATTCATATACCAGAAAGAATTGGTGAAAGTAGATATACTAGGGCTAATATTTCAAAAACTAAAAGAGTATTAGATTGGAAACCAGTAGTTAAATTAAAAGATTATTTAAAGTAGGTTACCTAATATTTTTTTCGTATATTTAATCAAATCTAAAATTAAATTATGAAAATAAGTTATGCAATTACTGTATGTAATGAATTTGTAGAAATACAAAAACTCATACCATTTCTTTTAAAAAATAAAAGACCGGAAGATAGTGTTGTTGTATTATATGACATTAACAATGGTGATGAAGGAGTAGAACAATTTCTAAGAGCAAAATCTATCAATGGGGAATTTGCTTGGGTGCCTGGTGAATTTAATGGTCATTTTGCTGACTGGAAAAATAAATTAACTAGCATATGTGATGGTGATTGGATATTTCAAATTGATGCAGATGAAATACCACATGAAGATTTAATTAAATACCTCCCAGAAATTATTTTAAGCAATCCTAAAAATGAGGTAATTAGAGTACCTAGGGTTAATACAGTATATGGTTTAACTGAAGAATATGTTAGACAGTGGAGGTGGAATGTAAATGATAAGGGTTGGGTTAATTGGCCTGACTTTCAATGGAGAATTTGGAAAAACCATCCAAAAATTAAATGGGTAAATAAAGTACATGAAGTGTTAGAAGGTTATAATACCTATTCAGATTTACATGAAGATGAGAGATTTGCATTATATCACCCAAAAGATATAGAGAGACAAATTAAACAGAATAATTATTATAACACACTTTAAAATGAAAGATCAACAACAAAACGGAAATCCCCATACTAATGAAACTAGAAATGATTTTAATCATAAGGTTAGTAAATTAGGATATTTGGGTAAAAGTAATAGAGTAAAATGGTCTGGCTACAGACGATTTAGAAACATTTAATATGAGTAGAAAATATTTACCAACATTATCAGAATTAATAGATCGATTATCTATTGTTCAATTGAAAGAAGTTTTTATTACTGAGCATAAAGAAGAATATGCTAAAGAAATAGCTGAAATAACTCATGATATAGGAGAAATAATCAAAGATGAACAAGTTACATTAACTGGAGAAGATGTTAGAGCAATAGTAGTTTTAGCCCAAATGAATCTTCATATTTGGCACAATGAAACTAAATACAGGGCTGGAACTGGGGATGGTAATTTAGGATTAACACATGGATTAAATGGTATAAGAAATACTGCCAAGAATAAAATCCAAGAAAATGAAGGTGGAAGAAAAGATTATAAAATTGATTGCATAGCAGCTGAATTTAAGGATTGGGAAATTTCATGGTAAGTATAATAATTCACATACTACCCCAAGAAATTGATCAGTTAGAACAAACTTTAATATCCCTAAAAAAATGTAGTGTTTACACTAATAAAAATTATTTAGTAGAAGTTGTATTAAATAATAATCTTACAAGATGGGAAAAAAGTACTTTTCCTAAACATTTTTTTAAAAATAAATTAGAAGAATTAGAAATAATAACTAAAAGTTGGGCTAAAACTAATTTTTGGATAAGTGAAAAT